GGGGGTATACAATTACTAAAGTTAATGATAATAAATATACTTTCAACTCTGGAGTTACGGCTTCAGTGACATTAGAAGGAGGAGGTGACATAGCTTCAGCAGGGCCAGTCACAGTTACAGCATGATAGAAAAATTAAAAAATATTATTTGTAAATTGTTTAATATTAAACGATGCAAGTGTAATGAAGATGATATAATAGGAGAAAGATAATGTCAGGAATAAGTGCATCAGGATTAAAAACACAAATTAGAAGTTATACAGAAACAGATTCAAATGTTTTAACAGATGCTGTTTTAGAAAATATAATTTTAAATGCTCAATATAGAATTATGAGAGATGTGCCTATTGATGCAGATAGAAAACAACAACTAGGTAATTTTGTTGCTGGACAAGAATCTATAAATGCGCCTGCTGGATGTTTATTTGTTAGAGGTATACAAGTTTATGATACTAATGGATCAGCTATTACGGGAGCTAATAGATGGCTAGAAAAAAAAGATATGACCTATCTTCAGGAATATCAGGATGTAACCGGAACCTCCGCAGCCCAAGGTCAACCTAAATATTATGCCATGTTTGGTGGTGCAACAGGTAACACAGACACTACATCTGGTAGAATATTTGTAGCTCCAACTCCAAATACTACGTATAGATTTAGAATTCATTTTAACAAAATGGCAGGTCTTTTAGAGGGCGATAATACTAATTATATTAGTCTTAATTTTCCAAACGGGCTTTTATATTGCTGTCTATCAGAAACATATGGATTTTTAAAAGGTCCGATAGATATGTTGACTTTATATGAAAATAAATATAAACAAGAAGTACAGAAGTTTGCTAACGAGCAAGTCGGTAGACGAAGAAGAGATGACTACACAGATGGCACTGTTCGAATACCGGTAAACTCAGTAAACCCGTAGGAGAAAAATTATGGCAATAACATCAGCAATATGTTCAAGTTTTAAACAAGAACTTTTACAAGGTAAACACAGTTTTGAATCTTCAGGTGGACACACTTTTAAATTAGCATTATTCGATAGTGATGCTTCTTTAGGAGCTGCAACAACAGATTATTCAACTTCTGAAGAAATCACAAATACATCTGGAACAGCTTACACAGCAGGTGGTGCAACTCTTACAAACTCTGGAGTTTCTTTATCTTCAACAACAGCATTTACAGATTTTTCTGATGTAACTTATTCATCAGCTTCTTTCACTGCAAATGGTGCAATACTTTATAACACGACAACTAACGGTGGTTCAGGCACAACTGACGCTGTTTGTGTAATTGCATTTGGCGGTGACAAAACAGCAAGTAATGGAACTTTCAAAATTGAGTTTCCAGCAGCAGCAGCTACAACAGCAATCATCAGACTAGCTTAGGAGGTCGACCATGTCGACTACTTCAGGATGGGGCAGGTTTACCTGGGGCCAAGCGTATTGGAACGCAGACACAACTCTTAAAACAGGTTGGGGTGCAAAATCTTGGGGTGAAGATGAATGGGGTGAGTTAAAAGACGCTGTTGCTCAACCATCTGGTCTTTCTATAACATCAAGTGTTGGATCTGTTGATATACCTGATGTAATACTTACACTCACTGGTCAAGAAATTACATCTTCACAAGGTGAAGGTTTTGTTCCTGTTGTAATAGAAACAACTTTATCTGCATCTTTCTCTGTTGGAGCTATAACTCCAAATGATCAAACACAAGGTTTAAGCGCAGACGCAATTACTGCATCTTTAGGAGCACCTACAGTGGCCGACATGGTGGTTGGTGTTACAGGTGTATCTTTCACTGCTTCTCAAGGAACTGCATTTGCACCAAACGATACTGTTCAACCATCAGGTCTATCAATAACTTCTGAACAAGGAACTGCGATTGGATCATCTTCACAAGAAGCAGATTTAACAGGTCAATCAGCTACTGTAAGTTTAGGAACAGTAACAATACCAAATGATGCAGCTTTAATTTCTGGTGTATCAGCTTCATTTAGTTTAGGCTCTATTGTAGGTTTAGGTGGAGCTGTAGCTCTACCAACTGGTTTATCATCAACAGCTAGTGTTGGCTCACTAACAGCTCCAGACGTAGCTCTAGGATTAACAGGTCAATCTTTTAGTGCTAGTGTTGGTTCAGTATCTGTTGTAGATATGCAAGTAGGATTAACTGGTCAATCAGCAACATTTAGTATAGGAGCTGTTGATATATTTGCTTACGGCGATGTTGACACTGGCTCAAATACGTCTTATAGTAATGTTTCAACGGGTTCGAACGATACATATTCGGATGTTGCAACTGGATCAAATACAAGTTATAACGATGTAGCAGCGTAGGAGAATTTTTATGGCATCAACATACACCCCACTGGGTATAGAAAAACAAGCAACTGGTGAAAACGCAGGAACTTGGGGTACAAAAACAAATACAAATTTAGAAATCGTAGAACAAATATCTGGCGGTTATACAACTCAAGCAGTTTCTGATTCAGGAGATACAACTCTTTCAGTATCTGATGGTTCAACTGGTGCAACTCTTGCACACAGAGTTTTAGAATTTACAGGATCTCTTACAGCTTCAAGAAACGTTACAATACCTTTAGATGTTCAAAACTTTTATTTCTTAAAAAATGCAACTTCTGGATCACAGAACGTTGTATTTAAATATGTAACTGGTACAGGAACTTCTGCTACAGTTGCAAACGGTAAAACTGTAATTGCATATGCAAAAGCAGACGATGGCACTAATCCAAATATTTCTACAATCTCACTAGCAAGCGATCTAGTTGATGACACTACACCACAATTAGGTGGCGATTTAGATACTAACAGTTTTAATATAGCATTTGATGATGCACACGGAATTAATGATGAAAATGGAAATCAACAAATTATATTTCAAACAACATCATCTGCAGTAAACCAATTTGATGTTACAAACGCAGCAACAGGTAATGCACCTAGCATATCTGCAACTGGAGATGACTCTAATATTGATATCGCTTTGATTCCAAAAGGAACTGGTGAAACTAAAATTGGAACGGGAGCTGCAGCAGCAACTCTTACATCAAGTGGTGCTTATGATATTAGATTAGATACAAATTCAGGAACAAATTCAAGTTACATCAACATTGTTGATGCAGCTAATGGTAATGTACAATTATATCCAAATGGAACAGGGTTAACTGAAATTGGTGGCGGAACAAACGCTGGAACAATTCAGCTTAACTGTGAAAATAACTCCCACGGAATTAAACTTCAGTCACCTGCACACTCTGCTTCACAGAGTTATACACTTATCTATCCCACTGGAAACGTAACAGCAGGGACATTTTTAAAAGTAGCTTCAATAACTGGTTCAGGAACTACGGCTGTTGGTCAATTATCATTTGCAGCAGCAGGTACTTCTTGGCAAGCAGTAAAAACTTCTTCTTTCACAGCAGCAGCTGGAGAAGGATATTTTGTTAACACTACAAGTGGTGTAATTACTATGACTTTACCTTCAGGAACAATAGGCGATGAAA